GGATAATTCAATTGGAATATTTAATTTTCCCATTATTTTATATTATGTATATATAAAAATAAAAGATGTGTAATAAATAAATCATGAACCAAATAAAAATAAATGTTGTAAATTCAAATATTGACAAATTCAAAAAAAACGAAGACTATGTTATAACTCTTCCAAAATTTTTAAATTGCGGGACATATGGATATGTTTTTACAACTAATTATGATAACTATTCCATAAAAATATTATGTTTGAACCCACATTTAGATAATAGCAATGATTTAGTAGATTATGAAGAAATTGAAGTTATTGATAAAATAATTGAATCGAAACAAATTTTTGAAGTTGTTAGTTCAGAGTATTGCTACGGTAAAATAAAATATTATAATGGGGACCTTGATATTAAGTCATCAACACATATAACAATTAATAAAACTGATAATAATATTCCTCGTAAAAGTTATATAGAACAGAATAATAAAGTTAAAAAATTTATTATTTATGAAGAGAACTATGTAATAATAATGCCCCGTTATTTTGACCTTCGAAATACAAAAATAAAACCAGAAGAAGTATGTAAAAAAGTAATCAAATCAGTAGATGAATTATTGAGCATTGATTTGATTAATATTGATATCAAAAGGGCGAATTATATGGTTGATATAAACAATAATATTAAGATGATTGATATGGGGATGATGCGTAATAAAGATAAGATGGATAAATCTTTTAAAGAAGATGATATTTCTTATTATACATGGCCTATTCACCGAGTTTTGAAACATAAACAGTTGATACCGTATATGATTTCAATCTTTATATTGGAATTAAAATACCCGAATGATGTATATGAAATCAAGAGCGATTATAATCATGTAATAATGATTATTAAGAAATTTATGGGATTAGAAGAATTACCTATTATGTTCAGAGATATAATACAAAAAGCGTTGACACAAGGAATTGATTATGATATATTTTCAAGAATGCTATCATTTATATAAAATTGATGGTAAAAATGGTTAATTTTTTAAATATATAAAATGTTATGCTTGCGTAGTATTAATCAATTTCTAATTAAACATACACTAATTGTTTCACCACAACAATTAGTAATTCCTCTTCAAAATCGTCGATTCATCAAATCAATTGATTTTTTGGGTAATTTATTAACAATAACTGTCTTGAGAGATGGACAAATATTTCTCATTTTCAAAGACGGGCGATATATATGTACAAGTCAGTTTCGCAACAACAATTGCTATGATTTATTACAAATTTTTGTTGAATCAAACATAGTTGTGTTGTACTCAGGAATGATGTTTACGTCATTTGTTTTTGAAAACGACGCATTTTCAAAAATTGGAGATTATTCAGTCGGGAATTTCATTTGTGGAGGGATTTTGACAATTGTTGAACAGACTCCGCACTTTGTGTGTTGTATCAATCCTTTCAATTCTGCACTCATTGTGGTTTCAATCAATCTGATTACGGGCCAAAAGAACACTGTTTTGGAAATGGGAGAAGATGAACATTTCCATTCATTTGAAAGTCTCGATGGTTTACTTTTCCTTACAACTACAACTTTTGATAATTTCATTGTTTCATCTACTGTAACCGTAGTTGACCCACTGAAAATCAACAAAACGCGAGAAAGTTTTCTTCTTTTTGATTTTGTTTCAAATAAACCACTTGTTGTTTCATTTGGTTCTAAGATGGTTGCTTTAATGATTTCGGGACGTCCTGTCGAAGTTCTTATCAAACCGAATCATTATGATGTTGATATCTTTTTCAAGGGAACCGAATATACATTTAAAAGCCCTTTTGGAGATCAACATTATACGCAAAAACTTCAACTTTTCTCATACGAAAACATGATTGTGTTATTATCGGAAAGTGGGTGTTCTGGGCAAAAGTTTGCCTTATTCATGTATGAAGGTGATGTATTCACCAAAATTGAATTTCATAATAGAAAAGGTTCTACGTTCAGATGCTTTGTCAAACAAGATTTGATTGTTTTATGCGCACAAGACAAGGCTCTGTCATTTATCCAAGAATTTGGAAATTTTACCATGCGCTATTATTCAATTCTACCCAGAATTGATGGTGGGATTCTGACTGTTGATAAGGATATACCATATTTGGTGGTTTGTGTAAATCCTGTCGATTCTGAGACAAATTTGAAGGTGGTTTCAATAAACCTTTTTACGAAAGAACAAAAAAAAGTCTTGGAAATGAATCCAAAGAATCGTTATATGGCGTTCGCACAATTAGATGGTCTTCTTTACTTGGACACGACATCACGCCGTCAGAATCAGTGCAGAACGTTGGTTGACCCATCAAAAAATGTCAGAGAAGAACCGGAAGGAATCTTATCTGACTGTTAAAATCAAATATCAAGTTTGATTTTTATAAATTATCACCGATTCATCGCTTGATGAAGGAATTAAAAGTTCATATATGACATAGTCATATATGAACTGAACAGAAAACAGCTTAAATTTACATTTATTTCAAATAAAAATTTATTAGATATATTCATGAGTTTTGTATTAGATACAACTATTGACTGATGTCATTTGAAAAATCAAATAATGAGAATGAATTATAATTCGTTATTACTAATTTTTTTTTTGTTGGAAGACATAACTTGATGAAGGAATGTCAGGATACTTTTCGGGTCTCTTGCTCCCATGTACTCAATCGGTGAATTATCGCGATTATCAGAGTATTGTATCGTTGGGAATCCCTGAATTCCGTTAGCTTCTGCGATTTCATTATGTTTTGAATTGTAATCAGCATTGAACGCAGCGGTCTGAATATTCGTTTTTTTATGGAGGGCCTCTGCGAGTGATTCCCAGAGTTGAGTCATTTCTTGGCTGTGGCAGTGAGGACACCAATGTGCGTAGTAAATCATTATTGTTGGCTTTCCATCAAGAGGAACCAGTTTGCGTTTTAGGTCAATAACCTTAAAATCAGACGGTTTGAGTTCCTTGACATACTTTGAATCTCCGTATATAAGTTTGTCGTCTTTTTTCGCTTTTTTAGTTTTTGTGGCCTTCTTAGCTGGTTTCTTAGTCGGTTTTGTGGCTTTCTTCGATTTTTTCTCAACCATTATATTATAAATAATATAATATTTTTTTTTTCCTAAATGCTATAATTCATCACATATTGGATAGTTTCTAAAAATGAATGAGACGACGCGTATTTTTTCAGCTTATGGACTTCTTCCCCCTGAAACTCGAACCATTTCGGGATGAGATACTTCTTTTTACAAACGGCGGGAGTGTGATTCATTCTCCGACCTGTTATTTCAAGAACCTCTTTCATAAATTGCTTACACTCTTTAACTGTCTCCCCCTTCAAACGCATCCTCTTCAAGTTCGAATAAAACTGACGATTCGCCCCAACTTGACGAATATCTTTCGGTTTCAGCTTATATTTCTTAATCAGTTGATAAACATCATCATACTTAATGTTCTTGAATAAATCCTTCTGGTTTTTAGAAAGGAATCTATCCAATATTTTATAAAGTTGGGACTCCTTATCATCCAATAAGCAATAATTGACTTCCTTCTTCTTACCTAAAAATTCAATGTGTATCTTGTCATCCTTTTTATGAATGTGGTCCCTTGTTAATGTAAGCGCCCCATCAGTTCCATAAAGCTTCTTATACTTCTCATGACCAATCCGGAAATTACATTCATCCATTAAAACGATCGATGTCGTTATCTCATTATAATGTTTATAGCAATAGTCCAGAAGTTTATTAACCCTCTGAATCATTTGAATAAAATTCTTGAACTTATTTCCCTCTGCTTTCTCTAAATATTTTTTAGTGTAAAAATACTGCTTCCTTCCTGCATTGTCAATTACACACGCATATATTTTATCATTTAGTGGGGGGTAATAGAGGATCGCTTTTGGAAAACCAAGGGCTACCTTCTGAATATTATTCGGTAAATCTCCCTCCCTGACGGGTTCCCTTTTATCATTAAAAAATTTGGACTCTTTTTTTTCTAAATTATTCAATTGGTAAAACTTCATAATATATTATAATATATAATAAAATATGATTGCTATTATTTTAGCTGGAGGCCTCGGAAAAAGAATGAATTCCGATTTACCAAAACCCGCACACAAGATTGATGGAAAGTCGCTCATTCAACACGTTATCGATAAATTAGCATCATTTGAACGCATATTTATTGTATATGGTCAGAAATTCCTCGATGAATATATTATCCCACAAAATAATATTGCGTGGGTTCATCAGGACCCGCAGTTGGGGACTGGCCACGCTGTCCAAGTCGCCTTTCGTGAAATAGAGAAATATTACGATGGCGTTCCAAACACTAAAATACTAATTTGTAACGGGGACGCACCTTTTATTAAGAGAGAGACCATCCGCAAAATAACTGGCTCCCAATTTGAGGCGTCCCTCCTACTTTGCGATGTAGCTAATCCGCATGGATATGGACGTATTGTATTGGAAAATCAACGGTTCAATCGAATCGTTGAAGAAAAAGACTGTGATGCGAATCAGAAGAAAATAACACTAATAAATGCGGGTCTATATTGTTTATCGTATGACCTCTTGAAGAAATATATTCACCAATTGAGAAACCAAAACGCCCAAAATGAATACTATTTAACGGATATTTTTGAAATATTAGTTAAGAATGATGAATATATTAGTAGTGTTATTATTACTGATGAGATGGAGATTTATAATATAAATACTCCGGAACAATTAGAATCCGCAAATAACTACTATATGAAAATTAAATAAGGCTACTCACAATTGGATTCCTATTTCTTTTTGCTCAAAATCTTCATTAGTGATTGACGCTGTTGAGCTAAACTTGGAGGACCTTTCTGTTTAATAATAACTTCTGTTTTAACAGATTCATTATCTGTATTCGTAAATTCACGAAATGTTTTAATCTCAACTGGAACTATTGGTAATTGATTCAGTCCAGATTGAATCTGCTGGAATTTTAAGAATTGTTGAAATTGCTCCATTATTTGAGGATTCATTATATTTTGAACTGAGGTCAATTTTGGTTCTAATTTTTCTTCTTGTTGTTTCTTCAATAACAAAGATTTTGTCTTGGAATTTTCTTGAAGACGTTTATTTCGGTCTTTATCTTGTTGTTCTCTCTCTTTTATTTCTTTTTCTAATTTTTCATTCATAAACATTTTTGCTAAATGTGGTTGCTTTTTGAATATCTTCTTCATTTTTTCTTCATGTTCAATATTTATCTTTGAGCTTACAACACTTTCGAGCTCTGTTCGAGCATCTTCTTGGACACTGTTGTCTTCATCCAAATGTTCATCGTCGAAATCAATATTTTCATTTGACTTATATAATTGTCTCCACATGACTTTATATTGAATCTTATATTGACTTCTAATAAATCGGTTCTCTTTATATTTATATACAACTTTTTTCCTTTCATTCTTATCCGGAGTTTTTGTATAAATAAAATCATCAATCCTATTATCAGGAACCCGATATTCATTAAACTTATTTGGAATGAATGATTCTAAAAATGCATTCCACATTAAATTTAATACAATATTTCGGTCAATATCACCCAATTTATTCGGGGGCCACCATGATGTGTTATTTACATCAATAATATATATCCGGCCATCTTCATGAGACCGTAATACATCAATTTCTCCAATTTCTAAACCAATATATCTACAATAAGTGATTATTTTATTACATTCCTGCTCAGTTAGATATTTAAGTGGGTTAACAATCTGGATTGAACGATTCTTCGATGTAAATCGAAGTCCACGGTTTCGTGTCTTAAAAAGAACACACGGAATAATTCCACCAACAATTGGAATACGCAATTCATATAGAGTATTCGGATCCTTCTTATCAGTATAATCAATAATTTTCTGGTAAGAGTGGTCCTTAAATATATCATTAGCGTCAATCGGACATTTCAAGAAAAAACAGGATTTTGTTCCATTTCCATTATGCTTACTGATACAATATCCATTAAAAGTTGTTGGGTCTACTTTGTATCCATATCCAAAATGAGTTTCAAATGATTCCGCAACAAAACCTTTTGCTGTATCAACCAAAAATAAATTAATCAACTTAATTTTTTTACCATTTTGTTTAAGTTTAGGAGTTTGCTTATTAATATCCATTCGCGGGTCCCAATAGATTCCAACATCATATTTTCCATTTAGTTTATTACTCATTTCAACTCCTGCTTTACGAAGCATAAAATATATAGTTGATTTCTGAAAATGTGGATAATTTCCATAGATATATACTTTTAGAGGGGGTAGATTATTTTCAACTGTGATTGGTTTAACTGCTCCAAAATAACAGAAATCTTTCTTCTCGCGTGGATTCTCTAACTCATATTCTTTTTCATCAGATAATGTTAATAACTGGCGAGCTTTCAATAAATTTTTCGATTGTATTTCAACTGGATTATTTTTCTTTTTTTGAACACTTTTCTCATTTTGAACACTTTTCTCATTTTGAACACTTTTCTCATTTTGAACACTTTTCTCATTTTGAACACTTTTCTCATTTTGAACACTTTTCTCATTTTGAGTACTTTCCTCATCCTTAACTGACATCTCATCCTTAACTGACATCTCATCCTTAACACTTTTCTCTATTTTTTTTGACAATATTTCATTTTTTTCTTCTATATTTTCTAAATCTTCATCGCTTGATATTGAATTTTTAGAAGATTCGTCCATAAAAATGAAAATATATAATTTTCTAAATTATTACGTAAAAAAATAAAAAATATTTTGCTCTAAAATTATAAATGAAATGTTGTTATATTAGTATTTTAACAACTGATAGTTATTTAAATGGAGCACTCGTTTTATGGAAATCTCTAATGAATACATCTCCTAAATATCCTTTTAGTCTTTTAGTTAGTCCAATTTTATCACAAGAGACATTAGACACACTTAAAAAGCACGGGATTAATACAATTAAGATAGTCCCAATTAAAAACCCAATTTTAGATGACCCAAAAGACCGGCGCTATTATAATTATAGCAAACTAAACATGTGGAACATGACACAATATGATAAAGTCGTTTATTTAGATGCTGATATGGTTGTATTACATAATATAGATGAGTTATTCGAAAAGAAGAATATGTCTGCGGTTAATGCGGGAGGATGGATTAAAAAAGATTGGGTCCAACTAAACTCAGGACTTTTAGTCCTCGAACCAAATAGTCTTGTTTTTGAAAATATGAAGTCAAAAGTTGGCCACATCGAAAAAGAAAAAGGAAAAGGAGACCAAGCCTTTTTACATCAATATTACCACGACTGGCCATCTAAGATTGAACTACATTTACCTCATATTTACAATATATTCGATAGTCATATCGGAGCTTATAAGAAGAACTTTGGTTATTACATTGATGAAGTCCAAGGAAAAGAATACGACTTCAAGAGAATTAAAGTTATTCACTATATTGGACAGACTAAACCATGGGATACAGTTGAAGCAATCGAAAAATCATCAAAAACCGACGATGAAACACACGCCAACAAAATATGGGTTAAATATTTTCGGACATTATAATTTTAAACA